CCTGTCTTAATCGTTGTGTATGGTTTATCAGTATCAGGATTAATAAAGACGTACCCTGTTTTCTTAATTCCGATTTTCTTCAATTCTTCTTTAAATTTTTTTGAAAGTGGTATTTGTATTTTCTTATGACCTTTGTTTTCCTGTTTCAGAATCTCAATAAATCCATAATCAAAATTTATACTTGACCATTTTAAATTTAAAATATTTGAAAGTCTTAACCCTGTTGTTAATGCGCAAATTACAATTGGTTTGAGGTGCGGTGCAAGTTCTGCAAGCAATCTTTTTTCTTCGTCTTCTGTTAGGTATCTCATGATATGATTATCAATTTTCAATGGTTTAACCAAGTTGCATGGATTCAACAAATTTAATCTGTGATTCATTATAATCAGGTTATATGCCTTTTTCAGCACGGCAAAATAACGGTTAAAGGTACTATTTGTATCACCTAACGTGACCGTTATATATTGTTTGAACCGTTCAATATCAGCAGGTGTTATTTCAGATATAGTAATATTTTTACCAAAAAAATCTGATATAACATCACGGCGGTGTTTATTTTCGTTATATGTTTTTGTTTTATTATTAATCTTTGAATACTCTATAAATTCATCAAACATCTGTTTCAGTGTTATATAATCTGAAACATCTTTTTTCTTTCGATAAATTAATGATACATCATTTTTAACTTCGGCTTCAAATTCAAGTGCTTCGCTGATTGTTCTGCATCCTTTACAAGCACCGTGTTTTCTTATGCCATATAACATAAAGTTATAATACCATTTTCCATTTTGTTCATATACACTCATGCCATAATAAATTACACAAATTTACACAAATTGCAAGCATAAAAAAACGACTTGCCTGACATCATCAAGCAAGCCGATACTTCCGAAAACGAAAAACGGGCATCATCCCCCCAAGAATAAATCTTTTTCTGCCTGTCTTCTTTTAACTAATCCTGCAAGAACTTTACCCCCTGCATACTTCCACCGTGCAAATTGTTCTGAAGCATTGATATATTTTCCTTCGTTCAATAATTTCAGAAGTGTTGAACTTTTAAAAGCACCATACCCAATGTTATATTCAAACGAAACAAGCGCATCAAACTGATTCTGTGACAATGGTACAATTACAAGTTTAGATACATTATTACAATGAATTCGTAAATCCTGCTTCAGAAGTAGTTCTGCTTCTTCCTGCGTAATTGTTTTACCTGTATGTACATCTTGACCTGTATGACCATAACCTATTGTCAGAATACCCGCAGGGCATTTATAGGCAGTTAGTCTGCACCCTTCAAAACGTTTGATTAAATCAATTCCCTTTTGAGATATGTTCATAATATTTTTCCTCTAATTCCGCAAATTTGTTTGAAAGTTCATCACCGCGTTTATGCGCTGATTTTGAACTTGCTTCAACGATTGCCATACGTTCAATCAAATTATTGTGTTTATCTTGTTTTTGTTCAACCCTGTCAAGATGTTCTTTAAAATTGTTTTTAATATCTTCAATCTTTTCAGTGAAATATTCCTTCAGGCCTTCAATGTTTTTACCGTAAAATTTTATTGTGCAAACATAGATACCTGCAAAAAATGCAATCATCAACAAGTTTGAAATTATCGTGAACATCAATTCTAATGAAATCATTTTTTGTTACTCCATTTACAAAATTTTTGATAATTGTCTACACTGTGAAACATTGCCCAACGTTTGAACGCGTTGAACCTTCCGAAGTATTCACATAATGTTTCAAAAATCAAAGTTGATAAATACCTGTTATTTCCGACAATTGATTTATGCTCGCACATATAATCATGAACACAACTTGCAAGTTTAAAGCGTGGTTCTTTCTGCTGACCTATAATCAGCCAACACAAAGGCGGTACATTTGCGCCGTTCCAATCATAACCCTTTTCAATCGTGAATTCGTATAATTCACTTTCGAATTCAATACGTATGTTAATATCAGCCGTTGTGATAAACGGCTTGTCTAATGCTCTTTTGAGTTTATCACCTTCTAAACCGACAAGTGATTTATCTTGCAGATAATATTCAGGTACAGGTGAATCAAAAGATATTTTCAGACCTTTACGGCCTTCGACTATACAAGAAGACAGGTCAGTTGTCATCATTGTTTTTTACCTTCAAGTTTAATCTGAATTTTTTCTAACTTTGCAAGAACTTCTAATAAATCGTCTTTTGAGTTTGACAGATGTTCAACTTTTGATTCTGCTTCTTGATAAGTTGATTCAATTTTACCGATAGTAAAAATCAGTTTGTTGATTAACTTAATTGCAAGTTTAATCAACTTTAACAATTTCGTGTTAAAATTCAGCATAATACCCCCTTCATAAATTATTAAAAACTGCACGGTCAGAATAAGCATCAAACATGTTTAAAAGTTTTTTGCGTATCTTTATATCAAAAATTTAATTTAACCGTCTTAAAAACGATTCTGAAGGTTATAAATTTTCATGAATAAAATCATTTGCAACTTATTATAAACAGTCATAAATAATTGCTTCAATGATATAATCTGATTCTTCGACATATTCAATATGATATTTTCTATTTGTTTCAGGTCTTAACGCTTCGACAAATATTTTATATCCGTCTGCAATCATTCTATCTGTATCAAGATTGTAGTTTATAATATTATCTTTGTTTTCAGGTGCAAAATATAAAACACCGTTAATTAATTTAGCGTATTTGTCTGTCATAATACTTATTAATCCTGTGCATTGTGTGCTTCAAATACTTCATCAAGCAATTGATTAAGTTCATCTTCATCTATTGTCTGATGCGTAAGGGTTTCAAGCATAGTCTTGATATTACCTACAAGCATTTCATCATATCTGTATATATGATTACATCCTTCATAGCAAGCATATATATCATCATTAGATTGTAATAACTGCATTAATGAAGCGTAAGTAACATTGAAAGGTTTTACTACATACAAGAAGAAATCTCTTTTAGTCATTTTGAGCTTCGCTTTACGTTCAGCTTCTTTCTGTGCTTCCTGTTCAGCTTCTTCTTCAGCCGTCAACCCCCAAGCTTCAATCGCTTCATCAGTATAGACTATCTTATAGTTGTATCGATATCTTTTGATGAAGTTAACTCTTTCTTCTTCTGTGTAAGGTTTTTGTAGTGTTTCTTTAATTTCCATATATCCCCCTTATACTATTGCTTTATAGTTTGTTATATCTTTATAAAAATCATAGTCACTTGATGTACCTTCGACTATTGTTTGTTGCGTTGCAGTTAATGTGATATTACATCTAAAACCGTTACTCCATTTACCACCACTGATAGGAATTCCATTTGAAGAGCTTGTAATATGCCATTTATAATAGTTATAATAATTTGCGTTCATACTTATATCAAAAGTAGTAGTTCCTGCAACTCTTTCAATTGAATAACTTGTTATTAAAGTCCAATTCTCATTGTCATTAGAACCGTAGATAGAACCTTCTTCAGGTCGATTATAAGTATTGCTACTTATTTTATAATTCCAATTACTAATATTTAATTTGTTCTGACTAAATATAAAATAGTCTATTGTATTACCACTAACGATAGAACCGCCAGACCAATAGTTCGAAGCATTATCATCAAAAGCATAATAAGCAGGTGTACCTTCGTAAGAAGCATATACAGCAAAATCACTACCATTTACTAACCCATTCCAAGTTAAAACAGGTTGTGTCCAAGATGAGGTTTGATATTTATAGTATTTCCTTACAGGTTGCGAAATATGTTGACATTCGGTTACATCTTTATAATAATCATAATCACTTGAAGTACCTTCAATTACCTCTTGTTCAATAGCAGTCATTTGTATTTCTCTAACATAACAATATGACGAAGTTCCTTGATTTGATTGAATCCTTAACTTATAATATTTATAATATCCGTTTACACTTATCGGTATGTTGTGTGTATATTCAGCCGTAAATATTGAAGCAGTATATGTTGTAACATAAGTATAATTGACGTTATCGTTTGAAACGTAAAATTCAATATTACCTATTGCATAATTACCACCAGAGCTACCATTGGTAATTGTAAATTGAGATACATTAATTGGTTTTGGGTTATATATAGTTACATTACCAATTGCCGTGGCAGATATCCATTGATTATATGTTCCCGTCATTTCTCCATTAAAAGCTTTGTATAAAGGATAGTATGCAGGTGAATGAGTGCCGTCATCAGCACACGTGAAACTACCCCCACCCAATAACCCATAACCGCTTAAATTTGGTCTAGTAAATTGCGAGTATTGGTATTTATAATATTTTCTTATTGGTTGTGTTACTGCTTTCATGCTACACCTCGTTTGCTATGTATCCGCAAGCAGTCCACGAGTACCCGAAGAAAGCTCCGACTATTTTTATTACGGCTGATGATGTTGTTCTTTCGGTATATTCTTCATAACCGTCATTAGCAGATAAAGTAGCTGAACTATGTATAACTTGTGGTATAAACGTATAAGTTAAATCTTTAAATGTTTTTTGAAAATTAATTGTATTATCTGTTCCTGCCATTGTTGAACCTTGATAATACAGACCACCCATTTCACACCACCTATAACCTGTGCTATCAGGTGCATAAATACGATACCAATCATTACCGCTTTTATATGTTTCAATAACGGGATAAACTTCTGTCGTATCTGCCCAAGAGGGATTTGTTCCGTCTGTTGTTAATACATCCCCTGCGTGTCCTGATTGTGAAGGTAAGCTACTACCTGTCTGAATTGTTACGTTTCCTTGTGCATCAGGCTGAACATTATTAACGCTTGTTACTGTACCTGTGTTCTTTGTAAACCCCCAACCTGATACAGTTGACTCTGTAACGGCAGAAGGAATAGATAAACTTATAGAATTATCAGACGTCTGATTTGCATTTATTGTTCCTGCACTTGTACCATTTACAAGTATGGTTATGTTTCCTGCACCAATTGTTGGTGTACCGATTAAATCTGCATAACTACCTGACGTTGCAACAGTTGCAAGTGTAGGTTTATTCTGAATGTAAGCTTTGCTTGTAGTGTCTGTTTCTATCCAATTCGATTGAATTTGACTTTGTGATGATTGTTGAGCATAATATTTTGCTGAAAATTCATAACCGTCAACTGTACCGTCTGTTTTAGTTGCCCATTCAGAAGCAAGTGTTGCATCTGTACTTGCTTGTGTTGCGTAGCTTCCTGCAAGCGTTGCAGATGTACTTGCTTGTGTTGCGTAAGCTGAAGCATTGTCTATATTAGTTAAATCATTTGCAACTGCATTAATATTAGTTAAATCACTTGCAACAGTTGTAATTGTTGTCATATCCGCAACGAGTGTATTAATATTCGTTATATTATCTGCAACTGTATCAATGTTTGTTATATTATCTGCAACGGTTGCAATTGTTGTCATATCTGCAACGAGAGTATTAACGTTCGTTATATTATCTGCAACTGTATCAATGTTTGTTATATTATCTGCAACAGAATCAATGTTTGTCAGGTCACTTGCAACAGTTATAATTGTTGTCATATCTGCAACGAGAGTATTAACGTTCGTTATATTATCTGCAACTGTATCAATGTTATCAGCACTTTCGTACAATCTTTCTGCCATAGATTCAAGCGCATTAATATTAACTGTTGAATTTTCAAGGCCTGTTTCTGCTTCATTCCATTTCAACGCTTTATGTGCATCAGGTTCAGGCAGTGTTAAATCAAGACTTTGAGAACCGACAGGTGATTTAATTGCACGTTTCAAAGTGTAATCAATTTCTTGCAGATTACAAGAAACTTTATCAAAAGAATTTTCAATTTCAGAACCTTGAAAACCTGTTGAAGTTGAATATGTTTTACTTTGATAATCAGAAACATTACGTGAAATAATTACGTAATAATCTGCCGAAGGTGCAGTATTTAACGTGACATAACCTGCAACGTCACCGAATGACAAATTATAATCTGTACCGAATGTCAATACAGTTTGCGCACCTGTCGATATTGTTTCAAGTGTTACTGTGATGTCTGTTTCCGTGAAAATTTTCCAATTGAACGAAAATTCTGTTGTACTTCCGTTACCTGTATATTTTGACGGACTGTAATCAACTTCGTTAGCCATTTCTTTACTCCTTTACTTTACTTTTTCTTTTTCTTTTTATCTTCATTGCCTACAATTCGTTTTGCTCTCTTCTCTGTATATCCGAGAACCTTCATTGCGCCTTGTGCGCCTTCACCTGTTGCAATATCACCTATACCTGAACCCATGTTTGCAAAGGCCTTCGTGTTATAACCAAGACCGACATGTAAACCAAGATAAGCAATTGCATCAAGGTAATCTGCAAGCGTAACATCTTCTTTTGATATTTTTGTTATTTCTGCCTGAATATCACCGAGAAGTGGTGTGTTCTGTGGTAAATAACCTTCTTTATATGCTAACTTATTCAATGCGAATTTATATATATCACCTATTATTGGTAAAGCGTCCGAACCGAAATTAAATATACTTATGCTTGCATCTTTCATGAGGTCATCATCATCACCTGTGAATAAGAATTTCAGAATAGAACCTGACGTTGCAATTGCATACAAGAACGGTTGCAGATAGCCGAATTGAAATAACATTTTCGCGCACTGACCTTTTGACATATCGCCGTTTGCAGTTGAAACAATTGCATCACCGCACATTCTGATATATTGTTGAGGTGCGTTCTTGAAGGCAATAAACAGTTTACCCATTGGATTGCGTGTCATTGCAACTTGAAAGTTTGATAAAGAAGCAACTGCGCTTGACTGTTGTGAACGGTTTGTTGAAATGATAAATTGCTTTATTGCCTGTTCTTCAGACATTCCTTTTTCTTTTATCAAATAGTCAATATATGGTTTACCGCCGAAAATAATTGCGCCGATATCACCCATTTTAATAAACATATTGCAAGCATCTTTGAGTTTTTTAGACAATGCAAACGCACTGTTTTCAACGGTTTGTTTCAAGAATTCGTTTGAAAAACTTCCTTCATATCTTGCTTTGATATATGGTATGCTCATTACATAATCAATTGTTTCTTTCGGATGTGCTAACGCTTTCAAGAATCCTGCTTGCCATTTCATATACGGCATGTCAACTGCATAGTTATTTGCAGACAATAACTGTTTCAGGCCGACAATCGGTTTGACTGCAATATTTGCTTGAATCCAATTACCAACCATATTGTCAATAATCTTGTTCATACCGTTGAATACAGGTGCTTCTTTTTTGTATGTCACATTCATCAAGGCCTGTTCAAGTGTTCTGTACGCATCTTCACCGTATTTGTTTATGACTACACGTTTCAGGTCAAGGTCTTTGAATCTCAAATTTGCACGGTCTAAACTTTCAGACATGAACACGAATTTTGCAACACCGTCAATATGGTTATAAAGAGTTGCAACAGGATTGTGAAAATCCATTGCCTGTATTTCAGATTGCGCACGTGCTTTCGTAAAACTGTTATTCATAGACTTTGCAGAATAGTCATTGTACAGGTCAACTTCAGAACCGCGTTCAGGAGTTGAAGGAAAATAACAAGATACTTTTGGTAAATCTAAACCGTACTTATTAATAAACACTTTATTAACAAGAGGATAGAACGACTGCGCAAGGTTCATCATTGTTTCAGCAAACTTCACATCTTGAAGTGACAATTCGTTGAACATTGCATCAAGTGTTTCTTCACCGAACTGATTCAGAAGACGTTTTTCAAGAACTTCGTTTTTAGACCATATATAGGCCTGAATAATATCCATTTTTGTCAAAGTTCTGTCAACGTTTCGTGCCTTTGTCAGTTCACCTTTTTCATTATACTTACGTCTGAATTCAGTGTATGTATGTTTTTCACCTAGATATTCAAGAATCTTTTTATCCCAACACCAAGAAGGCAAGCCGTATATTTCAGCAACTTTTTGTTCAAACTTTTGTTTCTGTTCGTGTTGCCATGCTTGCGCTTGTGTTTCAGCATACAGTATTTCTGTTCCGTATTTTTCTTTAATATCTTTATTGAATATTGCGTTTATCGTTGATTCAAGGTTGCCGACAAGGTTTACATATCCTTTCAGCGCAAAGTTTGCATCTTTCTTGTTATTGACAATTTTAATAAGTTCTTCAATATCTTTTGATTCGTCAATTTTTTCAAGCAGGTCTGCTTCAGATTTTGCGCTTTTACCTGCCAATTTAATTTTGACAATATCATCATACAGTTCTTTCATAAGTTCAGTGTCAGCAAAAGTTCTGCCGCCTGATTTATATGATAAGAATTTATTAATCAATTTATCTTTGAATGATAAACCGTTGTCTTCTGCCGTCATGAACTTGCTTGATTCAAGTCTTAATTCGTTTGCCTTTTCAGGTGAAAGTCTGTCAAGTTCACGTAATTGTTCAAAAAGTTTATTAGTTTGATAATTATATTTTCCGACACTTCTTCCGTTCTTTTTAACGTTCTTTGTACCCTGAAGTTCTTTATGTATTTCCTTTTCAAGATTTCTGCGCAAATTAACATCTTCCATTGTTTTTGCTATATCCATGATGTTATCAATAGAAGACATCAAGAAGTTGACGTTCGGTACATCAAGAATGTTTGCAGTCAATCTTGCCTTGTCAGAAGGTTGCAAGAAGTTCAGACTTCTCATTATTTCTTTAACAGTTTCCTGATACTTCTGATTTTCGTTAATCATTTGACTTGTGTTCATTTCAAGTGCTTTAGCAAGAATCTGACGTTTGGCCTTATCGAACTTATCAATGTTTTCATTACGTTCGATAATGCTTATATCGTACATAAATCTTTCTTCATAGTCTTTGACTAAATCCCAATCAATACTATCAAGCCATTGATATATTGCGCCAAGTGCAACGTTTCTGTTCCCTTTTCTGTATTCGTTAATCAGAACCTTGTATTGCCTGTCTGCTTCGTCAATTGCTTTTTCATAATAGTCTGCGCGTTCGTCAAGTTTCAAACCTATATTCTGATAACCGTATGATTTATTTATGATTGTATCAAGTGCCTGTTCAACAAGTTTAAAGTCACCGTCAACTTCGTCATTGTTATAACTTACACCTGTATCAGAATAGAATTCGCGCCATTCTGCACGCATACCACCTGAAGTTGTAATTTTATCGTCAACAGAATCAAGAAGCATTTCAATTGCTTCTCTCTTTTTAGCAAAAGATACTTTATTTGAATCTGTTTCGAATATCGTTTTCAAGTATGTAATTGATTTACCCGTACCTGCCGAAAGTATCTGATATGATACTTCTTTATGTCGTTTAGCAACTTCATCAAGTTTATCATCATCACGTACAGGGATAATACTTACGCGTTCTTTTCTTACCTGATTTCTGACATGACGTAACAGTTTATTAATTTCTTTACGTTCTTGATAATATTCATCAGAACCGAACATTTTATCAAACATTTCCTGAACTTCAGGTGATATGTCCGCACCTTTTCTCTGAAGACTTGTAATATCATCATAGACAGATTTCAGCCATTCTTTGAAGTTATCAAAGACCTGTTTCAGTGTATATGTAGGTGCTTTGCCCATGTACAGATATGCTTCAAAACTTCTTGCAAATTTCTCTTGTTGTTGAACTGTATATTCGCCGTTGAATCCTAACCAAGTATTTACTTCTTCAAGTTGTTTACGCGCGTTATCATCCACCTTTGCAAGTTCGTTCAGGCCGTTCAAGAACAAGTGACCGAGTTCATGCAAGGCCGTTGAAGGGTTTGCGTTAGACATAATTGTAATTATGTTTTTATCCTGTCCTTCGGTATAGTAGCCGTAATATTCTGCTTCTTTCTTTTCTTTTTTCTCTTGATGTTGTTTTACTAAATCCTCATAACTCTTTGTATATTTCGTATCATCCGCGTATTCTTCAGGTAAACTTTGGTCATTCATGATGTAATACGTGTTTAACATCAAGTCAGATACTTTGTTATCATTACTAAACTTATCAGGATTTTCAGCATACTTCATTGCTTCTTCAAGTATTTTGATTTTAGTCTTCAGGTCATTCTTTTCTTTTTTAGCAGTCTTTTTATCATTGACCTTGTCAACAAGTTCGACATATTTTGCAACGACTTCATCAACTGTATAACCTGCAATAAGACTGTCTTCGTATGAATTTAATTCATCACCTTCCTGATAATAAGTTTTTTTAAATCCTTCTGAATTTTTAAGATGTTCTTCTATTGTTCCAGATTTTTCAGCTTTTGTTGGGTTAATATCAATTTTTACATTTTTACCGTATCTATCAGCTATTTTTATTTTTGCCTCTGCAAACATATTAAAAGCATCATCTTCACGCATTGTACCTTTATATTCAACAAGAAAATCTAGATCTGAATTTTTTCTATTTTTACCTGTTGAATATGAGCCATATAATCTGATACCTTTAATATTAAATTCTTCAGAATCAATACTATTTTCTTTAAGTATATTTTCAATGTCTGCTTTTACAATATCAGTTAATTCATTAATACTTAAATCAAAATTTTCTTTAATTATATTTATTGTTGAATTACTGTATGCAGATTGAAAATAAGTTTTATTTGCTTTCATTTCCTTTATGTTATAAAGATGAACCACCTTGACATTGTT